CCAATAATAAATTGTGGTCATCCATCTTCGCTGTCTTTAAATTATTCATTCTGGGTCTGGTGTACTCCAATCACTCGTTGCCATTAAAGCTAGAGCTTCGTCTTGATTCATAACATCACCAACAATAGGTAAGCTACCATCACTTAAAAAACTTGGAGTTACTCTATAGCTTAATAACCCTTGTGTGTTTGCTAAATTTCTACGCATTGTCTGTGCAGATGTTTGATTTACTTGTGAAAAGTCTACAAGATTGGTACTTGTTAAATCGATAATTATATAAGTTGTCATTTTTTTTTATTTTAATATTATGTTGGTACTGATATTGATTTAGCGGTTACGCTCATATTGTAAGATACTGCATTATTTGAACTATAAGGTGCATCACTTCGGTTAGTTCCTGATGACATATCTGAAGATGTTCCTGAACCTGTTGCTCCTACACCATCAACTAAATCTGATTGTTCCATATTTACTGAAGTTCCGTTGTTTGTTCCTACCTCATCTAAAACTGTAAATTCTGTAGTTGTTGAGTTATAAAAAGTATTTACTGCTCCTAATCTATACCAAGAAACTAAACTTGATGAAGCAGAATGATTATTTAAATTAGATGGTTTTGCCTCGTTATATACTTCTAAAGCTTGTGTTGAAGTTAGTGAAGTGTTCCAAGATGCAAAGTTAGAAAGTTGCCCATTAAAGCCATAACTTGTACCATCTCCCCCAATTGCTAATCTATTAAATACTGTTCCTTCTTCACTTCCAGAACCCCAACTCTTACTCCCATCGTAATCAACTCCATTTACATATAAATTCGCTGTGCTGCCTGTTCTTACTATTACAATATTTATCCAAGTATTTACAGTATTGACAACTAATTTAGTTGAAGCATTATCAAATGTTATGGTTGGTGATGTATATCTATCAGCATATTTTATACTTCCATTAGATTCAATTCTAACAGCGTAATCATACCAAGCCGAACCCTGACCAATTAAAACATTTGTTCCTGTTGATGGTCGTTTAAACCAAATTGAAATACTATTATTTAAACCTAAGTTAGTTTCTGTGAAAGATATTCTCTCGTCAATTCCATCAAATGAAAGTGAAAAAGGGTCATAGGATTGGTTGATTATAAGGTCGGATTGTGTTAAACTTGCAGCAGTCATTCCTGAAGATGTGCCTGTGTTTGAATTACTTGAAGCATCTGGAATACTCCAATTTGAACCGTCAAACGTTGCTGAAGCGTCTAATTCCCACCAAGCTTGTAAACCACTATAAGATGCTATATTAGGCGGTGTACCGTAGTTATATAAAGATTCAACTGATTCTGTTCCCGTTGCAGGTAATGCTGTGTTAAATACTGATACGTTTGACATTTGCCCATCAAACACAGAGTTAGCAGATGAAAAATATCTTGAACCAATCGCGTTACCTCCTGCAGTTGTAGTTCTTGTAAAACCTGAGTCGCTTGATTCTAATGTATTATCTAAATAAACTTTTGTTTCAGACAACCCAAGAACTGCGGTGCATAAGTGCCAATTTCCATCATTAACTGCTGTTGTACCAACTGTTGTAAATGTTGATGCACCCCTTTGTAATGTTCTCAATAAGCCATCGCTACCAACAATGTAAACTTTTACTTGGTCATTATACAACATAAACGGAGTTAAAACGCCTGAAGTAGCACTTGTTTTAAACCAAAAACTTATTGTTAAATCTCCACCTATTATTAAATCTGAAGAACTTGGAATTTGTATATAGCCATTAGGCACAAAATCAAATACAAAATCTTGTTCTGCTCCGTTAGGTGTTAAAAATTCTCCGTTAAAAGCTGCATTTCCTAAAGGGTAATATGCCACAGGTTTTCTTCCGTTTGTTATTGCCATAGGGTTTCCAATAGCTGAACCAGTACCGTACAGTTGAGTTACTTGTGATGCTGAAAGTGAGTAATCAAACCCTGATATTTCTGTAATTTTTCCACTATAATCTAAACCTCCGCCTGGCCTTGAGCCAATTAAATCAAACTTTATAGGATTAGAACCTGGTGTACCACTCCAAGAAGTTATAGTATCAGTTAATACAGAATCAATATAACACTTTACTTCATTTTCTGATGGCCTAACAAAAGCAACGTGATGCCATTGACCTGTACTTATGGCCGAAGCAGCATTTGGAAAATCTGCATATGCACCAGCTATTTTAAAATAAAATGCAGAACCTGCATAGTAAACAACATATTCATAAGTACCAAGTAATGTATTTCCAAATAAAGCCCCTGTCGTGCCTACATCAATATTCATCCAAAATGAAAAAGTAGATACAACCCCTAAATCAACAGGTGTTGAATAATTTATTTTAGCTGAGCCATCAAAATTCAAAGAATAGTTTGAAATTCTATCTTTATTACTGTTTTCTGGCATTAGCCAACTATTAGATATAAATTCTGTTGCCATATTTTTTTTTAATTAATCATTTTTAATCTGCCAATATTATTCACCCATACGATACCAAACTGTTGGACTTGATGCATTGCTTAAACTGTCTAAATCGTTAGGAACACCACTATTGTAAATTTCTGTTAGTGCATCTGAACTTAAAGTACTATTCCAAATGGCTGCTTCATCAAGTTTACCTTCATACATCCAAAATCCATATTAAGCACGTGCAATTTTATTAATATCAAATGTTCCAGATATACTTCCTGAACTTCCAAATGCATAAGAATTTCTAAAGCAATTTACATTATTAGAAGCATCTCTTGTTATTATTATGTTTTGCCAATTTGATGGAACAATGTCATTGCCTCCTGATTCAGTAAATATATGTTGAGTTCCATTTATTCTCAATCTAATATCATTGTTTGCTAATAACCAAATAAAATTTTGGTTAGTGTCATCACTTACTAAAAATGCTCTGTTATTACTTGTAAATTCAATAGGGTTTACCCAAAATGACATACTAAAAGCACCACTATAATTTTGCTCTGCAAAATCAAAGTAGTCATCAACCCCATCGAAAGAAAAACTCTGTGTGGATGCAAACGCTGCGGCCTCTATACCTAAAGAACGACTTTCAAACGTTCCACTAGGTAAAGTATAAGTAACTACATAAGAATTAATTACAGACGAAGAAAGAGTTATTTCTCCTGTCGAGCTGTTTAGTGTTAACCCTTCAGGTGTTGCTGTAAACGTTCCGCCTGTTTCTCCTGTAATCGTTGGAGTAGGATTAGACTCGTCAACTCTATAACTGTCCTGAGAATAACTAAAAGCGGCACTCTCTGACTTTATAGCTCCTGACGGGATAAAAAATAAACCTTTTCTTTTATTTGGATTGTATATTGTAGGCATCTTTAAGTTATTGGTAAATTACAATTGTTATAGTTAAACGGTATTTTAAGACCTATATTCATCCCCCATCCTGTAAGCTCGTCTTCAAATCTTTCTGTAAAACTCGACATAGTTCCCGAACGTACTAATTGAACTTTTAACCAATCTGAATTATTTGTCGTTGAGGTCTTTTGTTCAAAATATGCTACTAAATCGAGTAACACCTGACACATATCAGACTTAACATCATTCTCATTGCTTTCGTCTTTCTTCACTAAGTCCATTGCTAAAACGTTAAAATTCCAGGTGAACGTTCCCTCTCCTAAAGTTGCAGGTTGGTCAACTACCCAAAATAGTGGATAGTTAAAATCTAAAAGTTGATTATGTTCAACTATCTCCCATAGGTCACCATTACCAAAGTTTTGAATTTGTTTATGTGCTGAAGCAAAGTCAGAAAATTCTTTTAATATTTGATTATAAGTCAATATCATTTTTTAGCGTTGTTGTATTCGTCTCTCCAACAATAAGAAGAACCTGCAGAACCTAAATAATAACTCGTTTGAAAAGCTGTCTTTCTAGGGTTTAAGTCGTCTGAGTGTTCTTTGTATTTAGGGAATAAACTATCGTTGTCACATAGGTAATTAATTAGTCTAGCTTCTCTCTCTTCCGCTTTGTTCTTCCACTCGTCACGCAAAAACTGTAAGTCTTGATAGCTTATCGGCTGACTGTTTTCACTCGATTTTGTTGCTACTGACTTATTTCTGTATTTAAACAACATTGACGCAGAACACTCATAAAGAGTCCACTGACCCATAGCAGGAGCAATATAGTTGTCTAATAAATTAGTCTCGTCAGCGTTTAACGTTCCTGCTGTTATCTTTGCTTTTAAATCGTTATATAAAGGAGTCCCTAATATTGGATGGATTCTCAACTCCTGGCAGTCTCTAATTGACGGTAATATCAACCTCATATCGACATTAGGGTCGATTAAAGTTGTGTTCTTAACGTATGCTTCTGATATAAATAAAACTGCCATTATATGTCGTATTTAAGTTTAATTTCGTTTCTTACATTTTTAGCTCTACTGCTATAAGGTTGCAATATTAAAGCCTCTAAGTCATCCCTTAAAAAGTCAGCTTCTTGTTTTGCTTGTTGCATTTTTCTTTTTAATATTTGATAACTACTTAATCTCATTTTTTTAATTTTACAATTTGCATTTCCCAAATATGACGACAGTAAGGAGTTGTTTGTCCTGTTCTGGGGTTATTATACCAACCGCCTCGCTTTGTAAAAATATCAATTCCAGTCTGACCAAAGTCATTAGTTAACAATTCTAATTGTTTTAAAGTGTATCTTTTAGTCCTAGACAATGCTAACATTTTAATACAAAAAGGTCTACTTTGTGTCTTTAGTGGCGGAGCGTCTGCTCTTTCAATATATTTGTAAACAATAAATGTTTCATCCTCTGGTTTTTGTATGCTTTCTTTGCCATCTTTAGTTGGTTTAAAATCTTTGTTTAAAGCTCCTGAGTTTTGTAGCTCTGCAATAATGTCGTTAACTTGGTCTTGTGGCAATTGTAAAGCGTCAGCTATTTCAGTAATTGGGAGGTCAGGATTGTCAATTAATAAATCTAAAACATTTTTCTCAACATCTGTCAACACTCTATTTATTTGAAATTTAAAATCATTTAACAATTGATTTTCGAATTGTTTTGCATCTTCTAAATTCTTTATTGGTTTAATAAATGTTTCAATAGTTTCAAGCTCCTCAACTTCTATTCCTGTCGCTTCTAATTGACTAAATAAAATTTCATCTTGAACACCTTCAAACTCTTTTTTTAAACTTTCAGTTGTTTTTGTTATGCCTCCTTTTAATCCTATTAATTGTCTAATCTCCTCAATTGACATATTATCAAGAACCTTTGTAGCAACAAGAGGAGAAAGCAATCCAATAGCTTCAGCGACTTTGTTGGCTTCGACATCACTTTGAGGTAAACCGATTTTTTCTCTAAGTTCGTCTTGTGTCATAGCACCTAAAATAGCCGCCTCACTAAAGTATCTTTGTACTGGCTCAATCTTAACAATGTGAACAGGCGAACCTACAACACCGTTAAAATTAAGTATTGAGTTAATTAACTCATTAAATATCTTTTGCTCAGGGTCTATCTGTAAGTTTTGATACAACTGAGATGCAACAGCTATCTCGTCAGCGTTGTTTCCTAGTCCTGAGTTATCTTTTATACCGAATAATTTAGGACTCGTTATCCCGTGAGCTGTGAAAATCTCTTCTCTTATTTGGTTATTTAAATTAATAAATCTCTCATCCTGTCCGTTTACTGGAATAGGCATTATTTGAGGATGGTCTGACGCTTGGTCTGTAAAAGACAAAAGAGGCTTTCCTGCATTGTCTGAGCCTGTAGCGTAGTTCTTAAACCTTCTCTCTATCTCGTGCATTTCCTCCTCTGTAGGCTGTCCGTTGTTAAAGCTAATTACATAACCCGCAGAAAGATTATTTTTTATGTTCTGTAAAGTAAAGTTTGCAATTTGTGCGTCAGACTCCAAATAAGGTATTGCTGAAACGTAGTCAGGCAAAGGATAGACTCCCACATCGGGTCTATATTCTTTGTAATAAATTAAGTAATCAACGTCACTCTTTGCAGTATCATCATAAGGAAACTGCATTAATATTTTAAAATCTTCGTTATTTTCAGGAGTTCTAGTAGTCCAATCGTCAGTATAATAGTAAAGATTATTATCAACACCGCAACGTATATCACAAAAGTCGATGTGATTAACTGCTGCAATCTTACCGTTTTTAGACATTCTTACCTGTAGAGAAAAACCTCCATAAACCTTTTTATCCTTTGCTAATTTAGCAAGTAAGTCGTCTAAGTTTTCGTCTTCGTTTGGCATCCTTAAGAATCCCTCTATATAAGCTCTCTCTTTAAACGATAAATTCCCTTCTATACTAAACCCTTGACCAACTATAAACTTAACCTTAGAGTTGATTATTTGATTGTGTTTTGAGCTTTCATTATATAACTTAGTTAAGTAATCAGGATAGTTATTTTTATAAGGTCTTTCTGTTCCGTATTCATACCAGTCACCTTTCTTTGATTCTTTGAATTGAGGTAGCTCATAACCTCCAAAATCTAACGGTAATAATTTAATGCTCATAATGACGGATTGTATACTATATTAGTATTTGTTGCGTTTGTGTGTTGTGTATATGAAGGAGTGTAAGTGCTATCTAATAGTTTTACTTTTCCCTCTTCTACTTTTGTCAACCCTGTCGGGTCTAAGTTTGTAGAGCTAACCTGCTCAAAAATCTCATAGGAATAAAAACCACCTTTTCCAAGGATTAAACTACCGTTAACAGCATCGTCAACACCCTCAATAAAATTAAACTCATTGTATCGAGTCTTATTGGTGCTGATGTCTGTCATTATTGTGTAGTAACTTACTTTTGTTTGGTCGCTCGTAAATTTAAACAAATAATTCGGATTTGTTAAAGTACTTAACTCAAAAAGTGTCGCCACAAAATTAGTAGTTTGGTTCTTATTTAGCACTATCATTCTTCTTCGCTTTTTTCTTTTCTTCAAAGATATGCTCTGCTCCTAGTTGTTTAAGTAGTTTAATATTTTCTTCTTTTACTTCTACTTTAAAACCTTTTATGTGTAGTGTGTGACCTAAAAATTCTTTTTTTATCATAACTTATTTTTTTAAAAAAAAGGAGATGCTACTTAAAACACCCCCTCTTCCAAACAACAAAGAACTATTATGCAATAGTTAATCCTGCTATTACTGAAGCGTCAACTCCGTAACAGCTAAATTTTGATTTATCAGTAATTTCAATTTGATACTGATTAGCATCTCCGAAAGCTTGACCTGTTTGTGCAACAAGTGAAGAACCTTCAGCGAAAGCGTCTGCTCCTAACGCCCAATAAAGACCGTTATTGTCTTTTACAATTACGAAAAGACGAGCTAAAATCATAAGACGCAATTCGTTCGATTTAGCGGCTGATAATTTATTTATTGTGAAAGCGGCAACATTATCGTAAAACGATGTTCCACCTACTGGGTCAATGGTAGACGTAGAAGTTAGAGAACCCGCTTCTTTCTTTAATTCATACTTGTAGAAGTTTGTTGCTGCTACTTGTGTGATTGCTGAAATATCGTGATTCGCTACTGTAAACGCTGACACATTGTCCCTTTCTGATATAAGAATTTCTTCGATGCCGCCGATTGAATCGGAGCAATCTCTAGAAAAACCTGTAGCTAATGGACAACTCATATTAATTTTTTTTTATAACTGTTTGATAATCAGACAGTTGGGTTAATAAAAGGGAGCTTTTACACTCCCTTAATTCTTATTCTTATGCTAAAACAAATTCAACAATTTGGTCAGGGAAAGCAACGTTTACACCTCTTCTAAAAGCCATAGTGACTTTGTAGATTCTGTCGTTGTCATCATACCAAGACCTTACATCGTTAGACTCTTCATTTGGCAAATCAACACCTACATAAATGTTTGAAGCTCTCATTAAGAAAGACTCACCACCTGAAAGACCTGTTAGTCCTGGAGTAGCACAAACTGTAATGTTTGGGAATCCAATTAAAGGAAGCTCAGCAGTAAAGTCACCGTCAACAACATAGTGGAAATAGTTTCCGTCAGCTATTGCTTTTTGGTACTTTAAGAAAGTATCCATTCCAACAAATAACTTAAGGTCGTCAGCGTCCATAATATCTTCAGGAGTTAGCTCAGCCATACCTGTCAAGATACCAATAACGTTAGCGTTTGTGATGCCAGTTGCAACAGTAATCCCAGTTGGATTTCCGTTAACAGCCGAAGCAGCAGCAATAATCTTATTAAGACCGTCATATTTGTTTAAATTAGCACTTCCTGAAGCTGTGTCACCTTGCCAATCAGCTACTTCGATAGCTTTTTGAAGTTTAGCAACTTTATCAGCGAAATATAACTCTTCGAAAGGAATTTCTTCTTTTTCGTTTGTTAATCCTTGCTTTAACATTACTGCTGTATATTTAGCAGCTAAATCAGACATACATAGGTCTTCGTGTATTGCTACAGCTCCTGGAGTAATTGTTCTTTGTGACAAAGTAGTTGAACCACTAGCACTTCTAGAACATCCGTCAGCTTGAAAAACAACGTCTGTTGAAAGTATGTTTATTGTAGTCGGTCCTTTCACACCGTCTTGGATGTTAGCATATTCAGCTAATCTTCCACCTGCTACAGACTTAACTATTAAGTCCATTGCATTTTGTTCTGTATACGCGGGTAACGCAGTTACATCAAAACTCATAATTTAATTTTTTTTTAGTTAATAATTTTTTTAGATTTTAGAATCTTAATAATATCCTTATTTGATTCCTTTTTTAATGCCTTAAAAGCTGAACTTCTTTTCTTTACAGCTTCTTTTGTTGGCTCGACCAAAAGCTTTTCAGTCAGTCCTAAAAGTTTAGCGAAAGATTCCTTAAGGTTAGCAATGTCGTTTTTTAGTTCTGTGAACTCTTCAGAAAGCGTAGCTTCCATTCCGAAAACTCTTTCTGTAACAATGCTCTCAATAATTTTCTTCGCTTCTCTTTCTTGAGACTCAGTCAAAGGTGCTGACATTTCCGCTTCCTCTTCTTCTTCAGCTTCAACCTCAGGAGCTTCTTCTTCTTCTACCTCTACAACCTCAACGATAACACCTGCCTCTGTAACAATCTTACGACCGTCAGAAAGTTCGTGTTCTCCGTCTGGAGCGGGTAAAAGTTCTCCCTCAACCTCAACTACAACAGCAGCACCAACAACTACTTCAGGCTCAATTTGAGCGACTGTCCCGTCTGCTAGTACTACGTCTTCAAACTTTTCAGTCGTAGACTCTACAGTCTCCTCGCTTACTTCCGTTTGTTCCGTTTCGGTGGTTTCTGTCTGAACTTCAGATTTTGCTTCAACTTCAACGCCTTCGTTTTTGAAAATGCTTTTGATGTCGTTAAACAATTCTTTTAATTCATTCATAATAAAACTTTTTTATATTAAGTATATATAACAAATAATTCAATTTTTGAACGTAAGTGTTATTTATTTTAAATTTTCTTTATATCTCTTTACTACGTCTCTAATCTTTTTAATTAAGTTAGTCGGATATTTAACAGTCTTATCCTGACCGAACATTCCTTCAACTGAAAAGCCTTTGAAAGTTCCGTCTTTTACCATTTGCCACACCTCATCGTTTTCAACTCTCATAGAACCAAACCAGCTTCCGTCAGGTGCGTCTTCAAAACCTTCAGGAGCTTTTGTTCCTCGTTTAGAATCTATTATTAAAGACTCTATAACATAAACACCTTTTGCCTGTAGGTTGTTGTCGTGCATTAAATTAACGTTTGCATTGTAACCGTTTTTAAAGAATTTGTTTACTATCTTCTCAATTGTCTCTCTACGAAATACAACATAATACTTTTCGTTTTTATCGTTAAGTCTTATGATTGGTAAATCGGCTTTCATAAAGTAACCGCTTACAATTCTTTTCTCTTCGTCCTGAATTGAAAACTGTTGATTGTATTTGTCTTTTGTTTTCATTTTATCAATTGCCCAGTTAATGCCTGAAGCACCTCCCCAAGCATCCCACATAAGACCACCACAACCCTCGTCATAAGGAACGTCTTTGTGTTGTTGGTGTCTATTAAAAGAAGCCATACGTCCGATAGTTTCCCAACTGATTTTATCTTTGTTTGCTAACTGTCTCGCTCTCGTCCATCCGACTCTAGTTCCACAATCAACGTTGTTCTCTTCTTTGTATTTAATTGCTTTCTTTGCGTTGTTAGACGCTGACTCAGGATAGTCGTTAAACGTTTCTTCAAACTGATGTTTTTGAAATGCCATCCAATTTGACTCAATTGCAGGACTGTCGACTAGTGCAATATAGTCAACTCCTGACTCGTCTTCTTCGTCAATAATTAATTCTAATAATTCGCTTTTTTCCATAATATAAATTTTAACTTAGTGTTGCCTGTCCTTGTATGACATTCACTTGATTTTGTGTGTTAGTAATATCTGTCTCTGTAACAAAAACCTGTGTTGGTCCTTGTGGAACAATTGTACTCGTATTTGTAACAGGTGATAATTGAGGAGCTGCTCCTCCGCCACCTGAAAAGTCAGGAGCGTTTCTTCCTCCGCCTCCAGGACTCGAACTCTGAAACTGTTGTTTACTTATTGTCGCAACGTTTGCTAATCCGTTAGCAATTGCAATTCCTGCCGCTATAAAAGGCTGAGCGGGAAATAAGACCGTTGCAGGGTTTGCCGCAGCACTCGCAAAGATAGCGTTAGCACCCTGATAAGTTTGAATAATTGCCTGTGCAATTTGTAATCTTTTATTTATTTCAAAAGCTCTCTTTTGACTCTTCTCGTTATCCTTTGCAAAAGCTGTTGTTAAATTAATTAGTGCGTTTACTCCGTCAGCCGCTAAACTCAACTTTGCATCTTCTAAAGCTATTTGTCTCTCTAAGTCTTTTTTTGCGTCTGCGTCTTTTTTGTCTTCTACTTCTTTTTGTTTAGCTGCGTCAAGTTTTATGTACTTATCTTTTATTGCTGAAATGTCAATTTGTTGCTGTTCTTATAAAGCTTTCTCAAGTTCAGCGTTGCCTTGAGCTAATAAAAACTTTTCGTCATAATCTTGAGCTAGTTTAAAAATCTCTTGCTCTTGAGCTGAGTTTCTTATTTGTTGTAAAAGATTGTATTGTTCATCTTCAATTTCTTGCTCTTTTTTATTGTTTTCTATAAGGTCTTTTAAAGCTTGAGCGTCAGCTTTCTTTTGTGCTTCGTCATCTTTTTTCTTTTTCTCTAATCTTTTCTTGTAATTATCATTTGCTGTTTTCTTTTTCTTTTCTAATTCTTTTAATCTTTCAGCCTCCTCTGCTATCATTTCAGCGTCTACAGCTCCCGCCTCAATTGAAGCGTTTTTCTTTTCTTCTAATTCTTTAACGAGTCCGTCAATAGTGTTAATATATTCTTTGTTTTTATTTATTGATTCGTCTGTTTTTAGATTAGCTAATTCCTGAGACGAAATGTCTCCCGCTATTCCTGTCCGTCTTAAAGCAAAAGCCTGAACAGATTCAAACAACCCTTTATTAACACCAGTTTGTCCTTCTATCTGTAATTTTAAATTCTCTTTTGTTTTCTCCTGTCTTAATTCTGCTAATGCTTCTAATTGTGCTTTAATAGTAATTAACTCAATGTTTTTTTCTAAGGCTACACTTACAGCGTCTAATCCGTCTTTCTCAGCGTCAACGTTGTCTAATAGTCCAGGGTATTCTTTTTGTAAGTCTTTAACAGCTTGAACTTTTTCCTCTCTCGTTGCTGTATCGTCTTTTAACGTTTTTTGTAATTTATCAGCAGCGTCTAACTCTTCTCCTATGCTGTCAATTGCTTTTGCTGTTGCGTCATTATATGCGTTTTGTGCCTCTGTTGTAGTTCCTAAAGCCTTTGTTACCTTATCCCAGTTAGCTATTAAAGTTCCTATCAACACAACCAAAGCACCTATCCCCGTAGCTATTAAAGCACCTCTCATTAACTTAAAAGACTTTGTCGCTGTATCTGTCGAAAGTCCTAAAGCTTTGTTTGCTATTGTAGTGGCTTTTGTGAGTGCTAGGTTTGCCTTTTGTAGTACTGTACTATTTTTAACTATGTTGTTTAATAATTTACGACCCGAAGCAATTCCCTCAATAGCACCCTTAAAACCGATTGATACTCCAATTGCTTTTTCTATATTTTGAACCGTCTCTTCTAAAGGGCCTCCACTACCTCCAAGTAAAATAAAAGATGCTGAAACGTCACCAACAGCTCCAGCGACAGAACCAAGCTCTGAAGCTACCTGTTCATTATCTAGTGCCTCCATTGAAAGCTCAGTATTTTTAATTTGTTTATTAACTCCTATTAATTCAGTTTTTAAGTCGTTAAAAGCTTTAGACCCTAAAGGAACTTTTCTTAGTTCTTCGTTTAATCTCTCCGCTTCCTGTTCTAGTTGACCGAGTGATGTTGTCGCACCTTTTGCGTCAACGTCCAATTCTAATGCTATCTTTTCTGCCATTTTTATTTAGTGCTTATAATATTGTAAGTATCTCCATCCCATTGCAGCTCAACTGTGTCATATGCTGCTGTCATTGTGTAAGTTGATGCTCCGTCAATTAAGTTAGTTCCTGCGTTAATAATTGCTTGATGTGATGAGTGTAGTTTTTTAAATATCCAAATTTTCCCATAAGTCGCAGTTGTTGGGAAAGTCAAAGTAACATTTGCCGCAGATGTGTCAATTAAGTAAGTTCTTACACTCTCTAAAACTCTCGCATTTATGTTGACTGTTCTTATAGTTCCTGTTCCTTGTATCTCGTTATTTATGTAAGATATATTACTATTTATAACCTCTGTGTTGTCTGTATTTATTAAACTAACGTTTTTAGCTCCTGAAACTAGATTGTTGTTTCCGTTAATTGTTACATTTTCACTTCCTGCTGTAACATAATTATTTGAACCTATGATACTCACATTTTTAGCTGATGCGTCAATGTGATTATTCGAACCAAAAGCTCGAACGCTTTCAGAGTTTATAATATTATTATTTGAGTGTTGTATCATTCCGCTTTGATAGAGTGGAGTGTTCTCTCCTGCTAATACGCCAGTCCCTCCGTTTATTATTGCTGTAGTCTGTTGAAATACTGTTGCTAATTTAATCTTTAAAAACTCGCATTTTGTCACAGGGTTTGACGGGTTGTAATTCTCTATTTTATTTAATCTAAAATAAGAACCATTAAAGTAATATTGTTTTTTAAACGAAAGTGTTTTTATGTCGCCAGGTGTTAAG